CCTCGGCCTGACGGCGTCGCTTCTCCGCGTTGAGTTCCTCCCGACGGGTACGTTCGGCAATCTTGCGCAACTCCCGGTCGGCACGCGCACGTTCGCTTTCACGCAGGCGTGCGGCACGCTCGGCAGCCCGGATTTCCGACATCTGCCGGAAGGTATCTACCTGCAAGGCCGCTTTCTCACGGGCCTGTTGCATACGCTGACGGTTCATGGCCTCGTCTGCATAGAGGCGTTTGTTCAGTCCCGCCTGCTCTTTGTCGGAGAGTACGGGCGCTGCGACCGGGGCATACGGAGGCCGCACGACCGGACCGACGGGAGCGGAGGTTGCGGGAGCCGCCGTATTCAGGTGCAGCGTCATCGTGGCAGCACCCCGGATGTTGCCCAAAAGCGTGAGAATCTCCTGCAAGCGTACACGGGCCGTGTCGGTCTTGATGTTTACCTCACGCCCTTTCTCCAAATGAGCGAGGGCCGAGTTGATCTTGCCGATGGAGCGGGTGACCGTCCGCTGGGTGTCCATGACGCTCTTGACTGCCAAGGCGGCATTCCGTTTCGCCTCGGCCTGCTGCTCGTCCAACTTTTTCTTGCCGACCAGTTTATTGGTCTGGTTACGGAGCGCGCGGCCGTCGATTTTCTCGCCGGGGTTGATGGTCAGCTTGATACCCTGCGTCAGCTCTTTGATTTCGGTCAGCAGGGTCTTGACACCCTCCAGTCGTTTCTCCGTTTCTCCGGTCTTGATTTCCAGATCGAAGTTGAAATCCTTCTTCTTGCCGTTCTTTCCCCGGAAGGTCTTTTCCACGGCCTCCATCATCTCGTTGATGTTGGTGATGACCGGTGCAAAGCTCGCCCTGCCCTTGCTTAGTTTCTCGACGGCATTGGCAAAAGCTATTACCTGCTCGGTGCCCTGCGTGGCATCGACCTTTATATCGTAAAAGACTTCGTAATTCTGCGTTTGAGCCATGAATAGCGTGTTTACATCCGTTGAAAGAATAGCCCTTTTCGGGCATCGGGGACTGAAAAGGAAAACCCCGCAGTCACAAGGGCTGCGGGGCTTCGGAAAGCGGATCAGGGAGACGGCGGTTGCAGGGTAAGACGGGAAATAAGCACCTGCTGGTGAAGCCACAATGCCTCTTCAGAAAGCATGGCGAACTCCTCGTCCGTAATGCTGTCGAGATGGACACCCGGAAAGTAGTGGCGGATATAGATCAGCCGTTGACGAATCCGCTGGTCGTCACGTACCGCCCAGGTGTCGATCAGTTTACCAGCAGGCTCTGACGGGTGGTGATGATTTCAGAAAGCTGGGACATCAACCCGAAGAGGAACAGCGATTCGTTGTCCACCAGCTCCTTGTCGCCGTCGAGGAAGCAGTCGCGGGCGAGCTGACGCATGGCGTTCACCTCGTCCTTCTTCGACGCCGCCATGAACTTCGAGAACTGCGGGAAGGTCGGTTCTCCCATGTAGGCGACATAAAACTCTTTTTCTCCGCAATCCATATCGCCGAACACGACCATCGGATAGACCTTGCGGACTTTCTTCTCGGCCTTCAGCGCGGCCGCTTTTTTCTTAATCTGGGCTTCCTGCTCCAGCGTAAGATTCTTATCTTCCATTTCTGCGTGATATTTGGTTACAAAAAGGAATAGCGGCTTTCCGGCTTCAACGGGTGTAAATCGGGAAAATATTTCGATAAAATGCAAAAGTTAGAAAGATATTGCCTATATTTGCAGAAAACTCACATATAACAACGATATTGTATGATTATTCAGTTCACAGTTGAAAATTTCCTTTCATTCAGGGAGGCGGCGACACTTTCGTTGGCAGCTTCAGCTTTGAAGGAAAAACAAACTTCGTCGGAGGATATCGTTTTTGAACTGGCCGGAACGAATCTTTCTTTGCTGAAAAGTGCCGTTGTGTACGGAGCTAATGCCAGCGGAAAGTCCAATTTGATAAAGGCCCTTGATTTCTTCAAGTGGTTTGTTATCAATTCATCCAAAGGTGTACAGTCCGGCGAACGCATACAACAGGTGGAAAGTTTTCGCCTCAATCGCGGCACGGAGAACGAACCCAGCTATTTCGAGGCCGTCTTTGCTGATGAACAGGCTCAGTACCGGTACGGTTTCGAGGTGGATGAGAAACGGGTTTACAGAGAATGGCTTTACCAAAAAAGCAATAAGAAAAAAGCCAAGGAAGTGGAGTTGTTCCTGCGCAATCTGGATGAGTATGAATTGCATCCGAAATTTACCGTCGGGAAAGAGGTGGTTGCTAAAAGGATGGTGCGCGACAATGCACTGCTGTTGTCCGTAGCCGCGCAATTCAACGAGGCCGTTTCGGTGGAAATCATGGAGTGGCTGGCTAATACAACTATCGTGCTGGGCAGTAGCGACGAGCGGATATGGGAAATGGCAGCCCGGCAAATCGATAATCCCGAGATGAAACAGCGCATTGTCGAGTTTGCCCAGTTTGCCGATTTCGGAATAGACGACATCCGTAAGGTTGACAATACGGTCATCAGTTCGCACCAACAGTATGACGAGACGGGAAAGGCCACGAAAATGGTCACTTTTCCGTTCCGGAAGAACGAGTCGGAAGGTACGATCAAGTATTTTTCATTGGCCTATCCGATTATCGACGCACTGGATCACGGCAAGCGATTGGTCATCGACGAGTTCGACTCGAAGATGCACCCGCTGTTGACCAGTAAAATCATTGCACTCTTCAACTCTCGGCTGACGAATGCCAAGAATGCACAGTTGATTTTTACGACGCATGACACGAACCTGTTGAATGCAAATCTGTTCCGTAGAGACCAGGTGTGGTTTACTCAAAAAGACTCTTTGGGGGCATCGGAGTTGTATTCGCTGGCAGAGTACAAAGTACGCAACAGTGCGCCCTTCGAGAAAGAGTATCTCATGGGGAAATATGGAGGTGTCCCTATCGTCGGACAGTTCGAGCGTTTGTTTGATCAGAAAGAAGAGACGGAAAATGGCACGGATGAATAAACGAGACCCACGGGCTGCCCGCAATCTTCGACGGGTAAGTTTTGTTCGGGAGGTCAAGCAAACCTTTCTGATCGTATGCGAGGGAGTGAATACCGAACCCGACTACTTCAATGCCTTCCGTCTGACATCAGCCAATATCAAAGCTGTCGGACAAGGCATCAATACGGTCGGGCTCGTGCAGAAAGCTCTTCGGATAAGGGAAGAAGAGCGGAAGAAAGGTCGTGACTATGACCAATGCTGGGTAGTATTCGATAAGGATGATTTCCCGGACAATGATTTCAATCGTGCAATAGCATTGGCTCAAACCGGCGGAATGAAGGTCGCGTATAGCAATCAGGCATTCGAATATTGGTTTCTGTTGCACTATAACCTGTTTCAAGGGCCGATGCACCGAAATATGTACGCCGAGAAGTTGAGCGGGTTGTTAGGTGTGGCATACAGCAAGGAAGCCGGATTTGCCGGACAGGTATTCAGAATATTGGCGGACAAACAAGGGCAGGCGATCCGGAATGCCAAAGCCATCATGTGCCAAATGGAAAACATCCCGCCGGCACAGGCAGAATCATCTACAACAGTACATCTTCTTGTCGAAGAGTTGAACAAATACATATAACAGCCGATACGAAAGCAATCACTGATGAATCAGCTCGTTATCACAGAATTTGCATCATTATCATGGCTCATGATAATGATGCAATGCTTTTGTAATTGCGATGCTCGGCAGAAGTGCTGCCGTACAAAAGTACCGCACTTTAGAGAATTTGTGGTAGTTTTGTACACCCCTCAAACAAAACGGAGAAACATCGTTTATCAAATGTTTCTCCGTTTCTCATTTCTTACAGCAATGCTTTCAATTTCTCTTCCAGCACTGATTTGGCAATAGCTCCGACTTGCCGCCCGACCTCCTTGCCATCCTTGAAGAAAATCACCGTCGGTATATTCCGAATGGAATACCTTACGGCTATGTCGTTGTTCTCTTCGACATCACACGCGGCGATGATCACCTGTTCCTTATAGGTCTCCGCTAACTCCGCTACCATCGGAGCCAAAGCCTTGCACGGGCCGCACCACTCGGCACCGAAATCGACCATGAGCGGCTTCTCCGCAGAGAGCAGCTCATCAAAGTTTTTCTCTGTCGCTTGTATCATAATCATTCGTTATAGGTTATACTCAAAAAGGCTGCAAAAATACCGAAATATCCCCGGACTGCAAACACAGAACCGCCTCTTTTCAAAAAAGAAGCGGTCCCATGCAAGAGAATGAGAGCTAAATGGTATCCCCGTCTCCGATCTGAATATCAAAGGGATTGAGGTCGAACTCGTGTACGATGTTGGTATCGTCCTGCTGGCTCTCCATGCCATCCTCGCTGAAGATACAACCTTTCAGCGTGACGGTGGTGGTCGTCCAGTCATCGCTGGCCATCGGGTTGGCGAACGAGATAATCAGGTCGAATTCACCCACATCCATCAAACTGCCGTAGGTCGAGCGCAAGGTCTGCTGTGTGGCATAGTCCATTGTGATGCTCGCCGTGTAGGAGATGTTTCCGAAACCCCGGCTGACAGGTTTTCCACCCAGACCGTAGTTGGGCTCGATTTTACGCTTCTTGCTCCATTTGATACCCGAAACGCCTTCGAGTACGGTGGAGCCTTCTTCGATTCCCAAGGCCGTGCTGGCCAAGGTAATCATCGACCAAGAGTATGCGACGTTGTTTATGATTGCCATGTTTTCATCTATTTAGCGGTTAGTGATAAGCCCTCTTCGACATAGATTTTCACGGCCACGCCGACGGGCACGATGACATAGCTGATGCGGAGCGTATCGTCCAACAGCACGTTCTGGTTGGGGTCGATGGTAACGGCATAGCCGCTGATCTCCTGCGCAGCCTGCATCTTGGCCAGTATGTCCCCGATCAGGGTCTTGAAGGCCGTGATCTTCGAGGGTGCGAGAAAGCCCGTTGCCGGATTGACCATCAAAGGGCTGTGCAGATACGGGAGCAAGGCTTCACGCACGGCACGGCGACTCTTGTTGATGGTGCGGTTGCGGGCGATGGTTCGGTAGTCCCCGTTGGAACAAGTCTGGTCTTTGGAGATATAGATGCCGTTCTCCCGACCCGAATACTTGATGGGGAAAATGTATCCCTTATCATCCAATTCGTCTAACAGCACCGGCGAAAGAGACTCGTACAGGTTGGTCGATACGAACTCGTCCTCGGCATCGAGCGTGAGGTCGCCGAACCCGAGCTCGATTTGCTGGAAGTCGTCGGTAAAGAGATTAAACTGCCGTACCCAGGCGATGGACTCGTGAACGCTTGCCTTGGCAAGGGCTCCCATGACAGCACCCAAAAAACCGACCGGCGTATGGTTCGGATTGCGGTACTGAATCATCGCGTTCTGGTCATTTCGGGCCTGTCCGAAGATGACGCTGGTACGGGACGATTCGCAGATAGCCGACGGTATGCGGTTCAGGTCGATGACCTTCGCCTCCTCCGTGTCGCCGCCCGTGTTGGCGGGGTTGGCACACAGCACCACGGACAGCGGCTGGTTCAGCTCGGCCAGAGCCACCGCCTTGTCGTTGATGCCTTTCACGAGGTTCAGGTTGTATTTCTCCTGCTCGCCGTTGAGTTTCCACAGCGGCTGCTCGGTCCAGATACCCACCTGCGAGATAAGCCCATCGGCGGCACGCTGCATCACGTCGAGGGCGTCCCAGTTCTCGGAGCAGTCCGCGAACATGACGTACAGCCTGCCCGGACCGTCGATGTTGCCGCTCATGCGGAAGAACTCGCGGATGTGGTAGGCCGGAATGCCGAACAGAAAGTTTTCGTTCGTCTCTTCGTCGGGGTCGCACGCGACACGCTCCTTGATGCCGAAGTCCTGTACGGAGGATTTACGGCTGGTGATGCAGAGGACATCGCCCAAGGCCACGTTCGCCTCGTTGCTTTTCCCGTAACCTGCGGTAAAAAGGTCGGGCTGCCCCGATACGTCGAACAGCAGGCCCGTGATTTTCTCGTTGCTTGCGGATGCGGCATACGGCAGATTGCCGTCCACATCCTTGATGATTACATTGCCTAATGCCATATTGCCTGCGTGTTATGATTTGTAATGGGGATTCTTGTAGAGGATGGCCTTACCCCGGATGGCCGGAGCGGTCTGCGGCACGTACATGCTGCCATCGCTATCGATGTAGAGTTCCTTGTAGTCGGGGAACTTTCCGAGGATGGCCAACGCCGCAGCAGGAATCTCGGCCGCCGCTTTCGGAGCGGGTTCTTTTTTCGAGGATTTTTCGGTTGTCGTATCTTTCTCTCCGGTCATTACCGGTGGTGCGGCTACCGTCGCATCCGGTTGGGCGGCATCTGTTTCGGGAATGGTCGTTTGAGTCTTTGCCATAGATATTGCGGTATGAAAAAGGGGGATGGAGTATGGTGTCCATCCCCCGCACGGTTATTATTCGGTGATTCGGTGATTCGATAAAGGGTTATGCCGTTTTGGTATAAGCCGTATGGACGACGATCTCGGCAGGTTTGACGATGTTCACGTCCAGCTTCATTCTCATCTGAAAAAAGAAGAGCTCCGAGTTGGATTGCAGACGGTCCACTTTCAGTACCTCGGCGTCGTTGGCGTAATCTACGCCCATCCACAGGTTGGAATCCATGCCCGACGTGAAGTTGCCCATGACGATGGTGTGCTCCGGAACTCCCGTGATCGGGATGATACGCTTACCCTTGAAGCGGTAACGGTTCACCTCGCTGTTCTCGGAGTATTTCACCATCTTGTCGGTGATATACTGGTCGTAGGCATCCCACGCTTCCCAGCCCATGACAATGCTCAGGCCCGACCGCTTGCGGATCTGCTTGGGGCATTTCTTCCACATCGAGTAGAGAGCCGCCTCGACCGCAGCACCGTCCTTGAGCTCGGTTGTGCCGGAGACGATGCACTGGCCGCCCGCGACGGTCTGGGCATCGGTAGCGTTCACGTTATCGATGATGCGTTTGATGACCCCGTCGAAGTATTTCTCCTTGCCGGCTCCGATCTGTACGGCACCCGCGGGAGCCGTGATGTTTGCGGCAGCCGTACCTCCCTTGGCCGAAGTCCAGATGGCATTGCCGATGAACTCGTTTTTCTTGTCCATCAGAAGGCGCAGCATCGTGGCCTGCAACTTGGGATCGAGCTCGCGGAAGACGAGGTTGCCCGTCGGCTGTGCGAATTTCCAGTAAGCCTCAAAATCGCGCGGGTTGAATTCGAGGTAAACCATGAATTCGGCGGGTTCGAGGTGGCGTTCCGTGAACTGGTATTCGTTTTCGCCGTTCTCGCCTTTGGCCCCGTGCGAACTCTGGGGCGTGGGGACGTTGTCCTGAATGATGTCTCCCAACCGGATGGCGGGAAGGGTGTACTTGTGCTGGATGCCGGATTTGATGTGGATCAGCCCCTCACGGAAGGTGTCATTTCCCTGCGCCGTGTAGGTGAGCAGGTCCTCCAATACCTCTCCGGCATAGCCGTTCTGTAAGAAAGTTACTGTATCTGCCATTGTGTTAGTGATTTTCTGGGTTTGAATCTCGGCCGCGAACAGGGAGCATCGACTCAAAGCGGTAAACCACTTCCGGCAAATCAGTTTATGTGTATCAAGGTGGCGGGATGGTACGTCTCCCGCCGGACGGGGCTATTGCAGTTTCTTGAAGGCGAAGTCCTTGCCCACGACGGCTTCGACCTGCTCGGCCATCTTCTGACCGGCACTCTTCAGGGCATCGGCGGCTGCTTGGGCGTTGTCGGGGTCGGTGGCGATCTGCTCGCTGATTTTCTCGCGTGCGGGAATCGAACCGATGGTGTCCTGCACCAGTTGGAAGTTCGTGGCAGCCATCTCTTTCCAGCCGGGCACCGCATCCGCCTCGATTTTGCCTTCGTCCACGGCTTTCTGCAAGAAGCTCTGGATGGCACTCGCTTTGGCATCGGCCTCTTTCTGCTCATAGACCTGCAACCGGGCGGTTGCGCTGTCGAGGTCTTTCTGGAGGTTGCCGATGGTGGCGTCCTTGCCGGCAATCACGGTCTTGGCGTCGCTCAGGGCTTTATTCGCCTCGGTCAGTCTGGCTTCCACGCCGGTCAGCTCCGAAATGCGGGAGAGCACGTCCCTCACCTCGTTCTTCTCCTGCATGCCGAGTGAGGCGACCACCGCGTTGTATTCCGGGGATAATGTTTTCTCTTCGTTCATGGATCTGTGATTAAGTTTCGTATTAAGAATAGTGGTTTTCTCGCCAGACGGGTGATTTCCATCCGTGAGCGTGGAAATGCGGCTCATCACCGCCTGTATAGCCGCCGCATCCGTGATACCCGACAGGTCTGCCCGGACTTTGTCCCGAAGCTGCTTGTTGGTTTTCAGCACGTGGCTTTCGGGAATGATACCCGCTTTCACGGCCGCCGCGGCATCGAAGAATGTCCCGTCCCGTCCGGCGGCCCCGTCCATGATGGCCCGGACTTTCTCGCGGCTCAACCCGAACCGCTTGCGGTAGATGGTCTCGATCTGTGCAGTGAAGGCTTTGACCAGCTCGGATTCCTCCCCGTCGTTGTCGTCAGGCAAGAACGGGTTGTGAATCATCAGGATGCCGTAATCGCGCATGAACGACTTGTCCCCGGCAGCCCAGATGACGGAGCCCATCGAGGCGGCCATGCCTTCGATGACGCATTCGGTAGGCACCGTGGCGTTCTGGATGGCGGCATAGACCGTCATACCGTGCAATACCGAGCCGCCCTCCGAGTTGATGAGTACCCGGATAAGGGAAGGACGCACGATGTTCTCCAAAAAGTCGAACGCCTCGCTGAAACGCCCGGCACTCTCTTCCGTGATACGGCCGAAGAAGCGGATGGAAGCCGGACGCCCGGCACCCGACTGACAGACGATATGTTCAAAAGTTTCCGTGTTCATCTTTTCCTTTGGGTAAGAATAGCTTCGCTCGCGTGAAATGGTTTATAACCCGGCTCCGGAGCCGTTCGGGACATCCTCGGCAGGCTTTTCCGCTTCGGGCTCTTTTTCCTCCTCCGGCAGGTCCGGCACATCGACCGACGGCTCGAACCCCGTAACCTTTTCGTAGGTCGGCTCGGCGTGATGCCCGTGTCCCGCCGTGTCGTGCTGCGGGGCATCGGCATGTTGCGTGAAGGGCGGCATGACCAAGTAGCGTTCGACCCAGTTCCGGTATTTCCATGCGGAGGATTCCCGGAACCATACCTCGTAATCCACCCAGTACGCCTGCAACATGTTGGTCGTTAGGGGCATATCGAAGTAAAGGAGATTGCACCGCTCCGTGAGTGCCGGTTCATGGCTTTTGGCATCCTGAATGGCGACGTTCAACCGCTGGAAAACGATGAACGGGTCGCATTCCCGCTCCGGGTCGGTGTGATTGAGCGTATTGAGGATGAAGCGGATGCGCATGGTGGCGCGCCCCTCGCCGATACGTTGCTGCTGCACGAGGTAACGCACGTTCACGAAGCGGATGAAGATGGCCGGAAAAGCGATTTCCATTTCCAGATTCTCGCTGCGCACGATTCGGGAGAACTGTCCCGTGTCGATCATGACAGTCTTGAAAAACGGCGGACTTTGCGGGTCTTCCGGATGCTCCCGCAGAGTGAGGATTGCCCGGCGGACAGCCTGATACATGTTCACGAACGGATTCTCCGATACCTGTTCGGGCACGGCGACCGGAGGTTGTTCCGCCTGAGACGCGGAACCGTTTACGGGTGGGTTATGTGGTTTCTTATCTTTGATCATGGGTTCGGAAAGGGAAATCCCCTGAATAGGATGGGGATAAACAGTTGGTTGACGGTATGGTTCAGTTTCGGGTTGATGCCGATAAACTGCCGGTGTTCGGGCCGGCGGCTGCTATATTGGTTGACCGTATAGAGCCCTAATGCCGGGTCTGTGTTATGAACGGCGGCGTAACTCTTGGAAGCGCCGCGTTTTCCCGGCTGCTTGAAATTGCTCGCCTTGGTACGGATAGCGTAACGGGCTCCCCGGCGGAAAATCCTCTTTCGTTCACCGTAGCCGCGCTGGGTGATGTTGGTATGGTCCATACGGTCGGCTTCCCCGGTGATGGAGTGCGACAAGGTTCCGGTGTCGTTCATCACGGGATGGGTAAAGCGTCGGCCCCAGCGGGATTTGCGCTCCGGCCACGGCTTGCCGCTGCCGTAAAAGCCGCCTTCGGCAAAGCTGCTGCGGAACCGGCTCTTGGTGTATTCGCCGGCCATTGTCACGAAGTCATGGGTGTTGAACTCCATCTTGCTGGGCAGATACCGGCCGTTACCTTTCGGCGCCCACTGCTCGCAGAATTGTTCGAGGGTGATTCTCATGGCCTACGGATGGGTGTCGGTTTGTTTCACGCCACGGGGATGGCCGTAACGCTTGTAGTATTCCTCGTCCGACATGATGCCCCGGTCGGAAGAGCTTCCGCCGACCGCTATACCGCCTCCGCCACCCATGCCGGGTATCACGTTGAGCTGCTTGCCCACGACGATACCGAACTCTTTCTCGATTTCGTCTGCCGCCACTTCATACTTGTCCGTGATAAGTGAATAGAGCTTGATACGGTCCTCATTGTTCATGTCGATGCGGTTGGAATACTTGAATTCCAGGCCGGCGGGGATATAGCCCATCGCCACGAGCCGGGGGATGATCTGCTCGTTCATCACGTTCTCGATGTAGCGGCGGTACACCTCGATGCGATCGCGGAAGATATCCTGATGCGCCTTGGTGGAGCCGACATACGACTGCATGCCTCCGGCCATCGATTCGGAGCCGAGGATAAGGTTCGAGACCTCCTTGTTGGCGAACTGGATCAGTCCGGTATATATCTTCTCGCTGTTGGACATGGTGAAGGTCTTGATGTCCACCTCGTCCTCCAGTCCTGTCACGATAACTTTGTTCTGGGCGGCATTGGAGATGTCCTGCGCCAGACGCTTGCGGTCCATGTTGTTTTCGCTGACGGTCTTCCCGTGGATGATGGGCTGGCCGTAGGTATGACTGAAATTGACGTAGTTGGCAACCGTGAACTTTTTGGCGAGAATCAGCGGCGTCGTGGCCGAGAAAAGTCCCAGATCTCCGGTCTTGACAAGCACGTAACGTTTCCGGTAAGTAGCCGAGTGAATGTCCCAGTGCGGCAGCCACAGCCCTTGCCGTTTGACGACAATGCCCTGTTCGGGCAGGACATTGCGGCGTTCGATGCTGTTGACCTCTTTCAGACGCCCCGTGTCAGGGTCGATAGTAGGCATGATTTCCAGTAACGTGTAACCGTAGAGCTTGGCTTCGATGACACCCCGGATGATCTTGTCGAACTGCGAGCCCTGTATCTTCTGGCTCTCTTTCACATCCTTGACGTATTTGCCCTTGTCGTTCAGACGGGCGAGCATATAACGGTCTCCAAGTATCTGGCTTTCGAGTGTCTCGATGACGGCACGGATGTGCGCGTCCTGTTGCAGGCACGCATCGTACAGGTCGATCAGACGTGCCCGGTCGTCGAGGATGGTGCCCAGCAGCATGTTCGAGCGCACCGAACGGTAGCGGTTGTGCCGTTCGATTTCCCGCACGTATTCCTGAATCGTTTTTTTCGACGTGTGGAATATGCTTTCGAGCAACTCGTGGTTAAATGTTCCTTCTTCCTGCATTTTTTTCGGGTTTCAAAAAGAATAGTTCGATCCCGAAAAAATGGGTTATCCGACCCCTTCAGACCATACGGAGAAATCGCCTCCAATATATTCGGTTTACCATACAAAATAAGCGTACGATTACTTACAGATTTTTGGTCCGTTTTTGCATCTAAAACCTGCTTGTAAATATCTATAAATGAATTATTAACGATAAAATTTGTCGCCAAATTTATAGTTAAAATCAAGCCAAAAAGTATATATTTGCCTGCAAAATTTAATATATCGAGAAAATGGGAACAATCGACAATCATCAAGGGTTCAAGCTACGGTTCGGTGAATTTCCGGATTTGCTGTTCACCGCTATAGATACCCGGACTTATTTTGACATGACACATTTCCTGCAATCCATGAATTTGGATCCGGAAGAAAAGATTGCTGAATTCACCGCAGGTTTCGCCTTGTGGATAGAACATTTAGCGAAAATGTATGGCATACCGCCGGACGAATGTTTTGCCGTCGATGCCGCAACGAAACACTCTCTGGCAGAAGAGTCCTTCGCACTGCCGTTCCTCTGCTGTACTGACCCGGTATTCGGCGCGTACCTGCTGGAGAGCATGACGCAGATGCTGTTAAACGGCATAGTATGTTCCGATTCATACGTCCTGATGCAAGCTCAGGTCCGATTTACGCCGGAAGAATTGATTGCCAACCGAAACAACAGCGAGTTATGAAAACGAAAGGTCCATTTTTACCGTCGAAGCAGCTATTAGTCTTCAACGGAGCGTATGTACTCATTGCTGTGGTGCGCTCATTACATAGTGCCGCGGATTTCTCCGGCATCAATCTGCAAAGCATATCATTCTCCTGTACAGGTAGGTATGTTGCCACTGGCGGGTTCTATTTTCGTCATGCGCATCCTGATGTACAGATCGAGTTATCGGATCTCGATAACTTGACATTACAGGAGTATGACCGTTTGTGCGGAGTGGAACGCCGCTATTTCACGGTGCGTGAGATCGCACACAAACGGCAGGCGTATGATGAACGGCGCAAGGAGTTCCGGAAATTCTGTAAACAACGTGATTTAGAAGAAAAAGAAAAGTAATACAAGATGAAAAGTAATACGACACTATGCGAAGAGTACCCGATAAGAGTGCTTTTCAACGATGACAAGACCTTGGCATGGGTGAACCTCCATGACCTCTGTAAAGTTTTGGGACGGGAAGAACTGCTGACCGACAAGGCGGCCATTCACCAATTACCTTCCAGTATCCAGATTCCGTTCCGCAAGAAAGGACGTGAAATGTGGGCCATCAGCCCTTATGACGTCTACAAACTGATCCGCCCCATGCGGCGCGAAAATTCCATCGCGGCAAAGAAATGTGCCATTGTCGAGACATGGTTGAACGAACTGCTGGAGGATGCCGCCATACAGTCGGCCAAAACGATACAACCTGTACGGCAGGAAGATGTGGTGTTCAGCTACCAGGATCATCCGATCTCTTTCCGTGCCGCCAACAACAAGATGATGATCAACGCCACGCAGATGGCACGCAGCTTCGGCGTGTTGCCGGCAGAGATTCTGCGCAAGGCGGATTTTGTCCGCTACCGCCAGCATCTGGTCGAGAAGGGCATCTCGGAAAGCCTCGACAGCCAGATTTTCACTACACGCGGACGTAACAACGGGGCGACATGGATTGATGAAGAACTGGCGATGGAGTTCGCCCGGCAGTTGTCGCCGGAGTTCTCGCAATGGTGCAACACGAAAATCAACGAACTGATGACACGGGGTTATGCCACGTTGGAACCCCGGCCCGAAAGCGGCATGAGCACCACTGAAAATCTACCCGTGCCGCAGAGTCTTGATGAAGCACAACAGTTGATCGTCGCCCAGCGGCGGGAGATACACCTGCAACAGGAACGTATCGACGCCGATTCCTACAAGGTGGAGTTTTACGACAACCTGATCGAGGGGCGAGACTTCTATTCGACGACATGGCTCGCGCAGGAACTTGGCACGACACCCCGGCAGTTACACCAGTTCCTTGCCGAGAAAGGCATCTGCAAGTTCTCGAAAAACCAGTGGGTAGCATTCCTGCCATACCGAAGCTGGCAGATCGATATGCCGTATTACTGGAACAACCTGCGCACCGGCAAGTGCCATGCGGCCGGGACACGGAAACGGTGGAGCAAGATCGGCCGTGACCAGATTCTCGAACTCTGGAACAAGGAACCGCCTAAACGACCTGAACTTCCGTCAGGACGCCGCCGGGTGGAGAACCCGTACAGCCATCTGACGGAAGGCGTGGATTATTTCAC